AAGTGATATGATTGAACCAAGTAATACAAATGATAAGACGATTGGTGAGAGAATTGATAGTTTCCTAAACTAACATAAGTCACTAAGTAACACCCTGGGCTGCACAGTATTCAGCGTAAGACCCAGAACAAACACCCACTAACTAACACTTTTAAATGTCTAAGTTTGATCTCCTTGCTGCTCTCGAAACTGCTGAGAATGGTAACGATATTCTTCTCATCCTAGAAGCAATTGAGGCACTCTACTGATTACATAGGACACACAACTGAATATCACATAGAGAGGGTAATTCCTCTCTTTTTTGTATCAATTAATACACTATTTGTTTAAAAAACGTTTTTAAATGGTATTATAAATATGGTTTGCTATTTTATACTGTTATTCACAAGTCTGTGGAAAAGGTATCATTTACCTGTGGATAAGTGTTTATTTCTGTGGAAAAGTGTGTGTTTTTAAATGTATAATAGGGTGATACTTATGATGATTTAAATGTGCTCAGGTCTTGTGATCTTAGCGAGCAGTCTATCACGACCGCGCAGAAATGTCAAGGGGGCGGCGATAAGAATTCCCACACAGAACCTCGCAAAAACATGAGTGTTTCTTATAAATACTGATTGGAAGATTGACAATATCGCTCCGGCATTCTATACTAGTAAAGTCACACCACCAGGACAAACTCATGTCAGTCGCTATCAGTCAGGCACAAAAGCAACGTTACAGAATCACCCTGGATATTGAAGTTCTAGAAGACTTCAACCCGCATAATATTGATTGGGAGACTCTCTTTGAACTGGAGGGAAATGAGCAGGTGATTGATAGTTACGTAGAGGACCTGAGTAATCCTGTCAGGTGGTAGATTGATAGCAGTTACTGACAGTTAGTCTCAGGGCAGTTAGTATCACTTAGCAGTCTTATAACACGGGGGTTGACAACAGCGATCCTCCGTGATATGATGAGGGGTGATATGACAGTGTCGTTGTTTTATGCGCCCTTATATAAAAACGTCATACTACCCTAACCTACAGAGGTGACAGATCGCGATGGATATATAAAGCGACTTACAAATCCAAAAAGGAAAAAAAAATTTCGCGCAAAAAATTCTTATGGAAAAGGTTTATCACATCTATGCAAAGGAAGAGTGTTTATATAACAATTTAAGTGAGGGACAATTTAATAATACATGGAAAACCCTCAAGGGGATGGTTGGTTTAATGCAAACTGATTATCAACTTGAGGATTTGTCATATGAGGAGTTAGTGAAAACCCCCATGGGAGGACACGAACATTCTTATTGACATACTATAGATACACTGATAGAATTGGAATGAAGGTTAATTCAAACTATGGCTAAAGGATTTACAGTAAAAGCAAAAGCACCTGTTGCGAAAGCTGCGGAGTGGGATTACGAAGGTATCAAAGCAAGGATGAAGGGTAAGACGATTGTATTTTGTCTACCTGGGAGAGGTTGTTCATTTACGTTTCTAAAGAACTTTGTACAACTGTGCTTTGATATGGTACAGAATGGAATGAGTATTCAGATCAGTCAAGACTATTCATCTATGGTTAACTTTGCACGATGTAAGTGTTTAGGTGCTAATGTATTGCGTGGACCAAAGCAGATTCCATGGGATGGTAAGTTAGAATATGATTACCAACTGTGGATTGATAGTGACATTGTATTTTCTACAGAGAAGTTCTGGCAATTGTGTGATATGGCACTTGCAGAAGATGGAAGTGAGAAAGAGATTGTTGGTGGATGGTATGCCACAGAGGATGGAGTTACTACATCAGTAGCACATTGGTTAGAGGAAGAAGAGTTCCGTACTAATGGTGGAGTGATGAACCACGAAACAGTGGATTCGATCAGTAAGCGGCGTAAGCCATTCACTGTAGATTACACAGGTTTTGGATGGGTGCTCATTAAGAAGGGAGTATTTGAGAATCTAGAGTATCCATGGTTTGCACCAAAGATGCAAGTATTTGAATCTGGTGCGGTTCAGGATATGTGTGGCGAAGATGTATCGTTCTGTTTAGATGCAAAGGAAGAAGGATTTGATATTTGGTGTGATCCACGTATCAGAGTTGGTCACGAAAAAACTCGCGTTATTTAAGAGGTAAATTATGGCAGTTCGGAAATCATTATCAGGTACAGAGTTTGTGGAGTCACATCCAAAGAACACTCGTCAAGGGAACGGTAAGCATACAAAGTACGCCGCGTCGTCTCGTAATGGAGCAAAGAAGCGTTATCGGGGACAGGGTAAATAGTCATAGTTGTTAACTAAACTATGCCTTGTTTGATTGCGAATTTACCTTCGTATGAAGTTTGGGTAAGAAAAGAATATCTCACTGATCATCAAAGTGGTCATGGTGAATTTGTAAAGGGCGTCTGGGTATCGGTTAAGTCGATACCTGGGCGTGCTTTTTATTTTGAGACATATTTACCTGAGTATGCAGCAATGTATGATAAGCTGCCTATAAGCGCGTTTGTAGCGTCTCCAGAGGTGCCTAAACCTGATATGCCACTCCATAACCTACAGTTCTGGAATTGTATGGATTATGGTATAACTGTAGTGCAGAAGCAATTTATTGGTAGTATGCACTACGAATGTTATACAAGAGATTATGGACCACAAACTGGGACATATATTTGTACAATTGATAATTATCATCAAGATCCTGATGCCGTTGACTATGCAACAAGTGAAAATCCATCAGAACATAAGTCACATAACCTGATTGAACTAGATAATGGGCAGTTTGCACTGTATCCTAACAATAGGACACGAATTTATGACAATAGTTTGACACCTGAGGAACCAAAGATTCCAGATTTTAAGGTTTCGACCGTATATTATCAAGTTGAGAATGGTCATGACCGTGATGGACTTGGAAATGATGAAAATTATTTCTGGAAAACTGCCAAAGAACGTAAAAATATTGAAAATTCACCCGAAATCCCCGATTTTTAGAAAAATGAACGATTTTTTAGACAACTTAGCTAATGATCAGCATCAAAAGATGCTTCGTGAAATTGCAAATGATGATTTGACACCAAAAAAACGTGATAAAAAGCAAGAAACTGAGATTTTTGAAAATCAAACTAAACCGGAACCACTTTACGAATAAAAAATTATAATATCGTTGATAAATAATACATAATTGCCGTATTGTTGTGCCTCTAGAAAGGGTAAGTCAAGGATTTAAAGATATTAGTATGAGTTTTCAGACTAATCCTCTGACAAAAGACTTGATTGCCATGAAAAATGAAAATGCAATTGCAAGATCAGTTAAAAACATAGTATTTACGAATCCTGGAGAGAAATTTTTCAAACCAAAATTCGGATCTAGCATTTCAAACTCTCTTTTTGAAAATGCAGATGACTTAACTGCAATTCAGATTCAAACTCAAATAGAAGAATCGGTTCAGAGGTATGAGCCGAGGGTTAAATTAAGAACCGTTGATGCTAATGCCAATATAGATGGCAATTCATTTGATGTCGTTATTGTATATGACATTATAGGAGCGGACATTCCAACACAACAATTAGAATTCGTATTGCAACCAACAAGGTAAGATGCCACTAGTAAATTTTACAAATTTAGACTTTGAAGAAGTCAAATCGACTCTCACAGAATATTTAAAATCAAATTCCAATTTTACGGATTATGATTTTGAAGGTTCTAACTTATCATCAATTCTAGATGTATTAGCATATAATACGTACATTACTTCGTATAATGCCAATATGGTGGCAAATGAAGTTTTTATTGATACTGCAACTCTAAGAGAAAATGTAATAGCTCTTGCAAGAAATATTGGATATACACCTAAATCAAGAAAAGCAGCAACATCTTCAATAACGTTCTTTGTTGACACAACCAACATAACCCCCGTACCAGCATCTCTAACGCTTCGTAAGGGGACCGTAGTAGCGTCTCAGGGCGTCTTTGGTACTGGGTCGGGGTCATTCTGTATCTTAGACGATATAACCGTCCCTGTGGTCAATAAGATTGCTTCTTTCAATAATATACCAATCTATGAAGGAGCGGTTGTAGAAAAGAATTTCACTTATAGTGATAGAAACCCTCAGCAAAAATTTATCCTACCTAACATTGGTATTGATACTGAATTAATTAGAGTGAGTGTTAGGAATAATTCATCTGCTACAGCTACTGTAAAATATTCTTTACAAGATAATTTATTTTATATTGGTTCTGAATCAAAAGTTTATTTCTTACAGGAAGTAGCTGATGAGAGATATGAACTTTTCTTTGGCGATGGAAGTTTTGGTAAAAAACTTGAGGACCAAAATTATATTACTGTAACATATTTGACATCTAATGGTGATGCTGGAAATGGATTTTCACAATTCTCTTTCAATGGAAGAATAACTTATACAAGAGATGGTAATGAATACACTGTTACTAGCGGAATATCACTTGTAACACCAGAATTTAGTTCTAGGGGTGGATCTGCAATTGAGGGTGTAGAGTCTGTTAGAAAATATGCACCAAAAATTTATGCCACTCAGAATCGTGCAGTAACTGCAGATGATTATGAAACTCTTATTCCAGCAAGAATATATCCGGATACTGAATCAATTTCAGTTTTTGGTGGAGAAGAATTAAACCCACCACAATATGGAAAAGTTTTCATTAGTATAAAACCAAAGTTTGGAGATTTCTTACCAAATCTGATTAAAGAAAATATTAAATTAAAATTAAAGAAGTATGCAGTTGCAGGTGTTGTACCTGAAATCTTAGATCTCAAATATCTTTATATTGAAATAAGTTCAAAAGTTTACTACAACACAAATTTAGCACCGTCACCAGCTAATGTTTCTTCAATAGTTTCTAATAATGCGTCTAAGTATGCAAATTCTACTGAATTGAATAAGTATGGTGCTCGGTTTAAATATAGTAAATTTTTGAAAATTATTGATGATAGTCATCCATCAGTAACATCAAACATTACTATTATGAAGATGAGAAGAGATTTGAGAGTTGTACCCAGTACACTTGCAGAATATCAAATTGGATTTGGAAATCAATTTCATATTGCAAATAGTTCTGGATATAATATAAAATCTTCTGCATTTAGAATTTTTGGAGTTACTGAAAATCTATATCTTGGAGATATTCCAAACTCGGAAGGAACAACTGGTTCATTGTTCTTCTTCAGTCTTCCAAATGTAGGATCTCAAAATCCATCTATTGTAAGATCTAATGTAGGAACTATTGATTATATAAATGGGATAATAACTATCAATGCAGTTAATATTACTGCTGGTATGGAAAAAGATGGTCAACAAATTATTGAAATTCAAGCAACTCCATTGTCAAATGATGTTGTCGGATTACAGGACCTTTATTTGCAACTAGATACTAGTAACAGTACATTTGAAATGGTGTCAGACGAAATCGCATCAGGACTAGATCCATCAGCATCAAGTTACATTGTATCTTCTTCTTATGCAGAAGGTAATTTGGTTCGTGTTGGTGGACCAGAAAATGTTACACCTACTGTAGTTACTACTGCAGATATTACTACCACTAATAATTCTTTTACCGGAACAACTTCAACTTCTGGTACTTCTGGTGGATCAACGCCTTCGGGTGCTGGCAGCGGTTACTAATTTAGAGATATACAAAAAAAATGTCAGAAACAAGAATCAAGTTTAGCAACATCGTTAAGAATCAACTCCCAACATATGTTGAGAATGAGTTCCCCCTTATCTCTGAATTTTTAAAGCAATATTATATTGGACAAGAATATAAAAGTGGTCCTATTGATTTAATTCAAAATATTGATCAATATGTAAAACTGGATGAACAAACTTCAATAGATCATGAAGTAATCTTGAGTGGTGATACTGATGAATATTCAACAACAATTAATATAAATCTTTCAGATTCTCCAAAAGGAACTACAGATTTTCCTAGTTCTTATGGACTTCTAAAAATAGGTGATGAAGTAATAACATATACTGGAAAAACAATATCTTCTTTTACTGGTTGTATTAGAGGATTTAATGGTGTAACTTCATATAATTCGGATTCCAATTCAGGAGAACTTGTTTTTAGTTCTACATTGGCAGAAGAACATGCAGATGGTGATACTATACAAAATTTAAGTTGTTTATTTTTAAAGGAATTTTTAAGTAAAGCAAAACTTCAATTTTTACCTGGATTATCTGAGAGACCATTAGCCTCTAATATCAATCAAAATTTATTCATAAAGCAGTCAAAGGATTTTTATACAAGTAAAGGAACAGATGAGTCCTATAAGATTCTTTTCAATGCTCTTTATGGAGTAAATGTTGAAATTGTAAAGCCTAGAGAATCTTTATTTACACCATCAAATGCTAGAAATTTAGTTACTTCTAATTTTTTAGTTGAACCAATTATTGGTAATCCTCCAGAACTGGATAGTA